AAATTAATCTTGATAACACATTCTTTAAAAGTATGAGTCCGGGTACACTACCAAAGAACAACTTGGCAGATGGTTCTAAAGAAGGAGAGGATCCAGAGCAAAAGATTAAAGCAACAGCAGTAAACAACGATTCACAGGTTAATAACAAAGCAGGAATAGTACAAAAGAACAATGCCAAAGCGGCGGGTGCGGTCAGTCTTGATGACATGCAGGTTGAGATTGCACGTAGATTTAATGAAGCAATCGTAAACAGTGACGTTGACTTACTAACACTTGACATGACAATCATGGGAGATCCTTATTATATTGCTGACAGTGGTGTAGGTAATTATAACTCAGAGAACACACAATATATTAACATTGATGCAGACGGTACGATAGATTACCAATACGGCGAAGTAGATGTTGAAGTATTATTCAGAACACCAATAGATTATAGAGACAATGGTATCATGGGATTCCCTAATGATACTGTGCCAGTTGATTTCTTTAGCGGATTATATATGGTAATTAGTGTTAAGAACGAATTTAGTTCGGGTGAATTTAAACAAGTACTTGAACTTGTAAGACGTCCGCAACAATCACCTAAGCCAACAGCACAGGCAGGTGAAAAAGGCAATCAAGAAATTGTTACTGAAAAAGCAGACGTAAACAAAGAATCTGATACAAAAGAGACAGAAGCAGAAAAACAAGAAAGACTAAATGAAGAAGTTATAGAAGCTCGTGGAGGCGAAGTGATAACATAATGGCACAAGAATCAAGGACAGTAGGACAAGAAGCATTAATGGACTCGGGACCATACGTTGGACGTGTGGTTGGCCATCTTGATCCAAACTATATGGGTGCATTGGAAGTACAACTTCTCAAAGGAACTTCGGGTAACAATGACGACAGTGAAGGACAAACGTTCAAGGTAAGTTATGCAAGTCCATTCTGGGGACAAACTCCAGTCAATGGCATCAGTGCCAACACAGACTTTGCATACACACAATCCGCTTATGGTATGTGGATGACACCACCGGACGTTGGTAGTAGAGTGCTTGTAGTGTTTGCGGAAGGTGCGGCCAATATGGGTTACTGGATTGGTTGTATACCTGACAACTATGTTAACCTAAACGTACCAGACAAGGTTGCATCGACTTTCTTTACAGGCAGTCCTAAGGGCGAAGGAGCCAAGGAAGCCAAAAAGAACACGGGCAAAGTTGTAGTTGGAGAAATTAACAAAAAGAATCTCGCAGACAACAAAGGTAACGACCCTACAAAATTTAAAAAGCCTATCAATGAAGAATGGATGGATCTACTGCACAAGGCAGGACTTGCCTCAGACGGTACAAGAGCATTAACAACAAGCAGTGCAAGGCGTGAACTGCCAAGCATGGTGTTTGGTATAAACACACCTGGACCGTACGACAAGCGTCCTGGTAGTCCTAAAGCAGGATATGGACCAGGAGGTACAGCGGCACAGATACCTTTCAATAGACTTGGCGGCAGTGCATTTGTAATGGACGACGGAGATGACAAAATTTTACGTAAAGGTCCGGCTGAATCTACAAAGAAAGAATATGTCAATGTTGAAAAGGGTGAAAAGGGTGGAGATGTAACACTACCACACAATGAACTTATGCGTATTAGAACACGCACAGGACATCAAATACTGTTCCATAACACAGAAGATTTAATACGCATAGATCACGGTAGCGGCAACAGTTGGATTGAAATGACTGCTAACGGTAAAATTGATGTGTATTCAAAAGACAGTATTAGTATGCACACTGAAAACGATTTCAATCTGACAGCGGATAGAGACATTAACCTAAATGCAGGACGCAACTTTAACGTGTTAGCAAAAGACGATATACAAGTTGAAACTAATGCAAACATGACAACATACGTTGCAATGAACAATCAAGTTACAACACTGTTAGATTATGATGTAAACACTATAGGAGCAAACAAGTTTACAGCAGGCGGAACTACTGATATACTCAGTGGAGGCAACCATACAGAAACTGCTCCACAGATCCATATGAATGGACCGCAGGCGGCCACCGCTACCGCAGTAACTCCGTTATACACACACGTCGTGCCCGGCGCTACCGCTACCGCTACAACTTCGTTGCATCGACGCTTACCACAGCATGAGCCGTGGCCACATCACGAAAACGTTGACCCGTTTGAGTACAAACCTATTAGAACAAATAGGAACAATGAACAACCAATGCCAACGGATCTTTTTGATTATGATACAGCACCAGATACGTTCAAGAAAGGTGTATAAATATTAATATGAGCAGTTTAGAAAAAAATACAGTAAGAAATGTTAAAGTAGCATCAAGAGTCAAAGAAAGACCCCCTGTAAAAGGTAGATCATATAAAGGTCTTAGCACAGTCAATCCTGACAATACTTCTTATGCATTGTATGACATTGGCTTGATTAAACAAGATATACTGAACCACTTTCATATTAGACAAGGCGAAAAACTTGAAAATCCTGAGTTTGGAACAATTATTTGGGACGTTTTGTTTGAGCCTATGACTGATTCATTAAAAACAGCAATTATAAACAATGTAACAGAGATTATTAACGGTGATCCGAGAGTAACTGCATCTGCAATAGTTGTTGACCAGTATGAAAGTGGTATTCAAATTGAGTGCGAACTTACGTACTTGCCATACAACATATCTGAACAACTAAAGTTTGAATTCGATCAGAACTCAGGCTTTGGCGTGTAACAGAATTAAGTGCTCAGATATCTCGTTTAAATAAATACATTGTAAGAGGAAAATAGATGTCAACAACGGATAGACAAAATAGATTATTACTTGCAGAAGATTGGAAGCGAGTATATCAAACATTTAAAACTGCGGACTTCAAATCGTATGATTTTGATAGTTTACGTAGAACTATGATCGCATATCTGCGTGAAAACTATCCTGAAGACTTTAACGATTACATTGAAAGTTCAGAGTATCTTGCACTAATTGATCTTATTGCATATCTTGGACAAAACATAGCATTCCGTATTGACTTAAATGCACGTGAAAACTTCCTCGAATTAGCAGAACGTAGAGAAAGCGTATTACGTTTAGCACGTTTACTTTCTTATAATCCAAAGCGTAATCAATCAGCAAACGGATTATTAAAATTTGAAAGTGTACAAACTACAGAACAAATTAATGACACTAATGGTGTTAACTTATCAGGACAAACTATTTTATGGAATGACCCTTCAAATCCTGATTGGGCAGAACAGTTTAGAAAAATTCTAAATGCGGCATTACCAGAAGCCAGCATCGTAGGTAAGCCAGTAAAAAAAGAAACTATTGCAGGTATTACAACTGAGCAATATCGTTTTAATGCATCAAATTCAAACTTACCTATCTACAGTTTTAATAAAAACGTAGGAGAAAAAAATATTGTATTCGAAATAACAAGTTCAACTATTGACTCTGACAAAATTTTTGAAGAAGATCCGTTACCAGGAAACAGTTTAGCATTTTTATATAGAGAAGATGGTAAAGGTGCAGGCAGTTCAAACTCAGGTTACTTTGTACACTTTAGACAAGGTGTAATGGACACAGGTAATTTTAACATTGACAATCCTACAACTAATCAAGCAGTTGCTATTGACACAACAAACATTAATAATTCAGATGTTTGGCTTTATAAGTTAGACAGCAACGGAAACGAACAACAGTTATGGACTAAGGTTGATGCAGTTGAAGGTAATAATGTTATCTATAATAGTGTTAGCAAATCAAACAGAAACTTGTATGCTGTACAATCACGTATTGATGACAGAATTAGTTTACTATTTGCAGACGGAACATTTGGTGCGTTACCTAAAGGAAACTTTAGATGTTACTTTAGAAAAGGACTTGGCAGTAAGTTTACAATCAATCCTGAAGATTTAACAAACGTAACAATTAGTGTACCATATACAAGTAGAGCCGGAACAGCAGAAACATTTACATTTGTTTCTTCATTAAAATACACAGTTGATAATGCAAGTGGTCCTGAAACTAATAAGAGCATTAAAGAAAATGCTCCAAGTACATATTATACACAAAATAGAATGATTACTGGTGAGGACTATAATGTTGCACCAAGATCAGTTAGCCAAGAAGTAGTTAAAGTAAAAAGTATTAATAGAACAAGTTCAGGTATTTCGAGATACTTTGACTTAATTGATTCAACAGGAAAATATTCAAGCACAAACATCTTTGGTAACGATGGCGTTATCTATAAAGATGTATTTGATAAAAAAGTTAGTTTTAGTTTTGCTACAAAAACAGATGTAGAAGGTAAGATTCAAAACATAGTTACACCATTACTTTCAGACAGTGTAGTTAAAAACTTTTTCTTAAATCAGTTTCCTAAAATATCAACAGCAGACTTACAAGCAGACTGGACACAGGTTGCAAAACAAACTAATAACTCCAGCGGTTATATTTCAGACACGTTAGATATTAAATTAACAGTAGGTACATTTACTGGTAGCACACTAAAATACTTAGAGCCAGGCGCTATTGTTAAATTTGTTGCACCTCCAGGCAAACATTTCATGAAAGACAACAGTCATGCATTAATGGACGGTGATGCAGATCATCCACAAGCAATAAAATATCTTTGGACTAAAGTTATTAGAGTAAATGACAAAGGCACTGAAAATTATGAGGACGGACAAGGTCCTATTATCTTTAATGATATTGTTCCAACAGGTGCAATATTAGATGAAATCAAACCTAAGTTTGCAACAAACCTAACAACAGATGTTACAACGCAAATGATTGATCAAATTTTTGCTTACAAAACATTTGGGTTACGTTACAGTACTATAGATAGAGAATGGCGTGTAATTCTTAATAACAATTTAAGTATTGGTAATCCATTTAACATGGGTAAGACAGGTGATGTATCAGGACAGAACTTAGATTCAAGTTGGTTAATGTTATTTGAAACAGACGGTGAAAAATATACTATTACTTACAGAGGTGTTAGATACATTTTTGAAAGTAACCAAGAAGTTAAGTTTTATTTTGATGAAACAGACAAAATTTATGATAGCAGAACAGGACAAGTTGTTAGAGATAAAATTAACATTATGTCAATCAATAAGAAACCAGATTCAAGTTCACCCGAAACTGTTGATTATCCTTGGCAAGTTACTAAAGAGTTTAGAGATGAAGACGGATATATTAATAGTAAAAAAGTAGAAGTAGGTTTCTTTGACAGTGACGGCGATGGCGTTGTTGATAATCCAGACTTGTTTGATGTGTTTGTTGCACAGGATACAAATCCTTTAACAAAATATATTTTCTTAAAAGAAAGAATTTCAAACAACCAGTCTACAAATTATGATTATGTAGACGCTGATGTAGAAAATATTAGAACATTTTTATCACAAACATCAACAGGTGCATTATCACAGTATGATGATGGTACAATATTTTATTTTACAGATGCAGATGTATTTAAAGTATACAGCAAAGCAAATGCAAACTTAACGTTACAAACAGGTTATAAAGCATATCAAGGCAGAGATAAACTGGTGTTCCAATATGTACACAGTGCAGATGAGAATAATAGATTAGATCCAAGTAGTTCAAATATTGTTGACACATACTTGTTAACTAAAACGTATGACAAGTCATTTAGACAATACTTGGCAAATACAATACCTGCTAAACCTTTACCACCAAGTTCAGACGAATTGTTCCAGAACTTTGGTGCAGAAATTAATAAGATTAAATCAATTAGTGATGAAGTAATTTATCATCCAGTTAATTACAAAATTTTATTTGGCGATAAATCAGAGCCAGATTTACAAGCAACATTTAAAGTTGTTAAGAATCCAGAAGTGATTAGTAATGATAATGATATTAAGTTAAGAATTATCCAAGCAATTAATGAATTTTTTAGTTTAGAGTTTTGGGACTTTGGAGATAAGTTTAGTTTTACAGAACTGTCTACATATATTATTAACTCTTTGGCACCGGATATTACAACACTTGTATTGGTTCCAAACCAAACAGAAAAATCATTCGGAAGTTTATACGAAATTTCAACTGAAAATGATGAAATTTTTATTAGTGGTGCAACAGTAGATGATGTTGAAATTATTGACAGCATCACAGCATCAAGATTAAAAACATCAGGTTCTGTAGTTACTACAGCAACAACAGAAAATGCAGGGATTACATCGAGTGCAAATACAGGTTCAACAACAAGTTCAAGTTCAACAAGTTCAAGTTCATCGAGTTCAAGTTCTTCAAGTTCAAGTTCTTCGGGTAACTCAGGTTCAGGCAATAGCGGAGGTTACTAATGGCGTATGACAACGACCAGAATGATCTTCCAATTGGACCAGGTGAAGACGAGAATAGAACAAGCCTAAGCCACTTACCTAAATATTTCAGAACACCTGCAAATAAAAAGTTTCTAACAAGTACTCTGGATCAGTTAATGAATCCAGGAGAAGTTGAAAAACTTAATTCATATTATGGTCGCAGAGATGCAAAGGCGTTAACGGCAGATGACAACTATGTTGCAGATGTTACAAAACAAAGAGAAGACTATCAAGTAGAACCAGCAGTTGTTTTAAAAGACGACTCAGGCAATATTGACTTCTACAAAGACTATAATGATTACATTAACCAACTAAGGGCGTTTGGTAATAAAACTCCTGATCATAGTAAAATAAACGCACAGGAATATTATGCGTGGCAACCACATGTTGATTGGGACAAGTTTGTAAACTTTAGAGAATACTATTGGTTACCATCAGGCCCACAAGTATTACCTATCTTTGGTCAAAACAAAGAAATAGTTTCTACATTTAAAGTATCCTTGGAGGAAAATGATGACAACGTAGCGTATAAATTTACCCCAACAGGTTTAACACAAAATCCTACCCTAAAACTTTACAAAGGTCAAACTTACATATTCGAGATTGATACCCCTGGACACCCTATTGCTTTTGCGACTAATAGAGCATTTACTCCAGGACAAGCGATTATAACTGAGACAGTTGAAGGTGTGTTGGCATCTGGTAAGTTTGAAGCAGAATTATATGACACCGATGGCTATGACACAGGTGATTACATAGTAGAGCCTGTCGAAGGCGGTATAACTGGATTCAAGGACGGAGATAATATCTCTACAATTTATACCGACGGTGTAGAATCAGCAACAGTGTATGTAGAAAAAGGCACACTTAAATTTACAGTGCCACTTGATGCACCTGATACATTATTTTATATCAGTCAAAATGACGTAAACACATCAGGTTTAGTTACACTTTATAATATATTAGAAAATACAGAAATTGATGTAGAAAAAGAAATTCTACAAAAAGTAACTTACACAACAAGAACTGACACTGACTTATCCAATGGTATGTTAGTAGAATTTTTAGGTGATGTTACACCAGCAAAATATTCAGAAGGATATTGGTATGTTGAAGGTGTTGGCGAATCAATACAATTAATCAACAAAGCCGATCTTGAGATCACAGGAGCATACAGTTCAAATATATTTGTACCATTCGATACAGAAAACTTTGATAAGTTACCATTTGGACAAGCACTAAATTATCCTAAAGAACAAGATTACATTACAATCAATAGAGCAAGTATTGACGGTAACCAATGGAGTAGACACAATCGTTGGTTCCACAAAGACACTATTGAAAAAACAGCGTTGGCAAACGGCACAGAAGTTTCAATAGATCAATTACAACGTGCTTCAAGACCTATTATTGAATTTAATTCAGGATTGCGTCTGTATAACTTTGGTAGTGAGAAAAAAGCGAATGTTGATCTAATTGATGATTTCACTATTGATGTTTTTAGCACCATTGAAGGTAGCACAGGTTACAATATTGATGGTGTTGAACTTACTGAAGGCCTGCGTGTATTGTTCACAGCAGATCCAGACATAAGAGTCAATGGTAGAATTTATAAAGTAAAATTTATTACACACAACGGTGTAAGACAAGTTGCATTACAAGATGAAACTGATACAGATCCATTAACAGATCAAACAGTATTAGTTACAGGTGGTACAGTAAACTCAGGTAAGATTTATTGGTACAATGGATCTAAATGGATCAAAGCACAAGATAAAACAAAAGCAAATCAGAAACCTAAATTTAATCTTTATGATATTACTGATATAAGTTTTGACACTTATACGTCAAACACATTTACGGGTACTGATTTGTTTAGTTATAAACAAGGTAATGGTGCTAATGATACAGTATTAGGTTTTCCTTTAAGTTATAGAAACATCGAAAATAGTGGAGATATTGTTTTTAACTTTGACTTGTTAACTGATTCATTTAATTACCAACTTAACCAAAAAGACTACACAGTAAAAACTGATTCGGCAACTTTAAGAAAGTATACAGGACTTAACACTTATACAAATGTAAGTGGTTGGGAGAAAGTAGATACTGACAGTAAACAAAAAGTTATTAGACAGTATATTGTATCTGGACAAAAGAACGACTTTGCAGTTGATGTGTATGACAGAAGCGGTGACTTAAATCAGTTAGATGTAAAAGTTTTTGTAAACAACGTAAGACAAACAGCATGGACATTGAATAGAATTAATGGCATTGCATACGTAAGATTTACAACAGATTTAAAAAATGATGACATTCTAATTTTACATTGTACAAGTGAAGCAGATAAAAATGCAAATGGAAAATACGAGTTTCCAATTAACTTACAAAATAACCCATTGAATGAAAACATTGCTGACTTTACATACGGTGAAGTAACAGATCATGTGCAAACAATTATTTCTAATGTTACAGGATTTACAGGAAGTTTTCCAGGACCAAGCAATTTACGTAACTTAGGCGGACTTGCAAAACTTGGTACAAAATTTGTACAACACTCTGGTGCAATACCTTTAGCATCATATCATATTACAAACAAAGAATACAACATTGTAAAAGCATTAAGATTTGCAAGAAAAGAATATGCAAAATTTAAAAGAGCAGTTGTTGACATTGCAGATAATTTAGGTGTTGACGGTACAGCACCATTCTTAGCAGACAAAGTGATTGAAAAATGGCAGTCTGAAAAATCAAAACAAACAGCATTTTACTGGACAGACATGATAGGTTCGGGTGCTAATACTAAACGTGAGTTTGTTGTTACAGATATTGGTAATAAATTTTACAGTTTAACAACTCTTTTTACACTATCAACTATTAGTGCTAATGCAGTTTACGTATATCACAATGGTGTACAATTATTACACGGACAAGATTATACATTTACAAGCGAAGGCTTTATACAAATTGCTAACGATTATGTTCTTGCTATAGACGATACAATTACAATTTACGAATACGAATCAACAGATGCTTCGTATATTCCACCTACACCAACAAAGTTAGGTTTGTATCCTTTACACAAGCCAATAAAATTTACTGACAACACATATCAAGAACCACGTGTGCTTATTAAAGGACACGACGGCAGTGTTATTAAAGCGTACAATGATTATAGAGATGATATTATTTTAGAGATTGAAAAAAGAATCTACAATAATGTTAAAGTAACTTACGATTCTACAATATTTGATATTGATGCTTTCCTTGGACACCCTTCAAGGGATACAGGATTTACAAGAGAAGATTCAGAGAACGTTACTATTACTGACTTTGTTGAATGGTTAAGTATTGCAGGTGATCCTGACTACACAGATGTTTCATTCTATAACAGAGCAGATCCATTTACTTGGAACTATTCTAAACTTGCTGATCCAGATGGATTGCCTTTGCCAGGATTCTGGAGAGGAATTTATAATAGATATTTAGGCACAGATACTCCGCATACAACACCATGGAAAGTTTTAGGTTACATTGATCAGCCAACTTGGTGGGAAACAGTTTATGGTCCAGCACCATACACTAAAGAAAACTTAATTCTTTGGGAAGACCTTGAAAAAGGTTTAGTGCGTGAGCCTAACAAGCCTATTAGATATAGAACAAATTACAAAAGAAAAGATTTAACAAAATATATTCCTGTTAACACACAAGGTAATTTAATAAGTCCATATGACAGCGGATATGCACAAGGACTTATTGTACCTGAAACAGATAACTCATTTGTGTTTGGTGATGAATCACCAGTTGAAACAGCATGGCGTAGAAGTTCTGAATGGCCTTTTGCATTATTAATTGCATATCTAATTCATCAACCTGCTAAGGTAATTGGTGTAGGTTTTGACAGAGCAAGAATTATACGTAATCCAGCAGGTGGAATTGTTTACTCAGAAAACAATAAACGTTTAGAACCAAAGAATATTATATTCCCTAATACAGCAGAAGCCACTACACGTATAACTACAGCAGGTCTTGTTAATTATATTTTCAACTATATTAATGCAGATGTAACAAAACTAAACAAAGAATATAGTGACAGTGTTAAAAAACTTGAAGTACAACTTGGATTTAAAGTTGGCGGATTTACTACAAAAGATAAGTTTAAATTATTACTTGATTCAAGAACACCTAATAACCAAGGTAACGTTTTTATTCCAGATGAAAACTATAAAGTATTTTTAAACACAAGTTCACCAATTGACACAGTTTCTTACAGTGGTGTAATTGTTGAAAAACGTCCAGCAGGATTTGTTGTTAAAGGTTATGACAAAAGCAAACCTTACTTTGAATATTTCAACTACATTGAACGTGCCGCTGATCCAGTTGTTAATGTAGGTGGTGTTAGTGAAAACTTCTTAGAGTGGACACCGGGTGAACGATATGTCGAAGGACAAATTATACGTACTGGTTCAAGTTTTTATCGTGTAAAGAGTACAGGAAGTTTTGCAACTATTACAGATGACAACTTTATTAAACTTGCAGAGTTACCAATTGAAGGAGGCAGAGAAGGCATTCTTAGAAGAGAGTTTGAATCAACTACTTCCAAACTAAATTACGGTACAATGTTAAGAACTACACAAGAAGTTATTGACTTTTTGTTAGGTTATGAGCAATACTTAATTAAACAAGGGTTTGACTTTAGTGCATTTAACAGAGAACTTGAAACTATTGAGAACTGGGAATTAAGTGCAAGAGAGTTTTTATTCTGGACTACACAAAACTGGAGCGAAGGTGCATTGTTAACACTTTCTCCAAGTGCTATTAATTTAAACTTTAGCAGAGATTATGCAGTAGTTGATAATATCTTTGATAATTTTTATGATTACACATTATTAAAAGCAGACGGTCAAAAACTTAAAGAAGAATTTACAAACACGTTACGTAGTAGTCAAAATAACTTTGGCTTACAACTTAGAAATACTGCTGATGGAATATACTTTTTAAAATTACCGCTTGTACAAAAAGAGCATGTTTGTTTACTTGATAACAAAACAGTATTCAATGATACAATTTATAATCCAGCACCTGGGTATAGACAAGCAAGAATTAAAATATTAGGTTACAGAACTACAGACTGGAATGGTGGTTTACATATTCCAGGATTTACTTACGATGGTGTTACGGTAAAAGATTGGCAAGAAAATAAAGATTATGATATTGCTGATGTTGTACAGTATAAAACTTTTTATTATAGTGCAAAATATAAAATTCAAGGTAGTGCAAACTTTAACGAGAAAGATTGGTACAAATTACCTGAAAAGCCTAAATCAGAACTTATACCAAACTTAGATTACAAATCAAATCAGTTTGCAGACTTTTATGACTTGGACACAGATAACTTTGATGGCGAACAGCAACGTATTGCACAACACTTAACAGGTTATCAGAAACGTAAGTATTTAGAAAACATTATTAATGATGATGTTTCACAGTATAAGTTTTATCAAGGATATATTCAAGATAAAGGTACAACTAATTCATTAAAGAAATTATTTGATGCATTATCTAATACAGAAAATTCAAGTTTAGAGTTTTTTGAAGAATGGGCATTTAAAGTTGGACAATATGGAGCCAATGGAGGCTTTGAAGAAGTTGAGTATAAACTTGACGAAGGTAAATTTAGATTAAGTCCGCAACCATTCCAATTGGTACAAAACATTGATCCGTTAGCAACAGATCTTGTTTACAGATATGTACCATCAGATGCTTACAGCAAACCAGCAGATTATAATCATGCTCCTTTCCCAACAAAATATATTGCGGAAGATGATTCATACATTAAGACAGCGGGTTATGTTGCAGAAGCAGACATTGATTTTAAAGTTACAAACTATGATGACATACTTGCACTTGATCCTAATACAATTGATGTAGGAAAATATATTTGGGTTGCTAAAAAGGCACAAACATGGGATATTTTACGTCAAACAGAAACACCATTTAAAGTAAGTGCTATTGTAAACTCGGATAGTTCGGGTATGATAGAAATTACAACAGGTAAAGCACCTTCATTTGTTAAAGGTGATATTATTAGTGTACTTGGTACAGGTGATACTGATAAGTTTTACAAAGTACAGAGAACAAGTCTTAATACAATCTATGCTACAACTTCTGGAGAACAAACTGATTTACCAGAGATTTCAGCATTCATTACACACTTAATTAGTGTAAGGGTTGATAATCTTAGTGATGTTAATACAAAAGTTACAAGAGACAACGTTAGCAACAACGAAAGAGTTTGGGTTGACCATGATGAAAACAATAGATGGGCAGTTGTAGAAAACAAAAACAAATACTCTTTAAAACAACAGTCTTTCAGTAACAGTATTTCCGGTATATTAGGCAGTGATACTAATAACTTTGGAACAAGCATTAGTGCAAATGCAACTAACAGTATTATTCCAATCGGTGTGCCAGATGAAACTGCAAACGGTAGAGTAGACATTTACTTTAGAGCATCAGAAAATCTTAATGCTGTACAGTCACAAATACTTGATTGCCCTACAGGCTTTATGGGCAGTGGTGAAAACAGTTTTGGTCAAAGCACAAATATATCAACAGACGGTAAATGGTTAATTGTTGGTATACCTTATGCTTCAAATGTTAAGTCTTTCTATAAAGGAGACTTTAATAGTGCTTCAACTTACACACAAAACGACATTGTAAAATATACTAATCAATACTGGAAAGCAAAAACTACAGTTGAGCCACAAGATCCAGATTTAGAATATCAAACATTTAACTCTCATGTACAAGCACTTGTCAGTACAAGACAAAATAATGCATACAGCAACTTACACTTTATATTAAGAGGTAATTTTACTTTCCCTGAAGAACTTACAGACCATGTATTGATCAGAGCACCTAAAACACAGTATGCCGGAACAGAAGTAGGTGACAAGTTACAGTTATTATGGAATGACATTAACACAAGATATCCAGGTGGCGTAACGCCTTTCAATAATGATCCATCAATGACTAAGACATACTTCGATGGCGAACATGCTATTATAGAAAAAATTGATGATATATTATTAATTGATAATACGCAGGCTATTCCAAGTGTAGGAGAAACAGTTAGTAGTGCAACAGCAGTTGCAGTTGTTACTAAGGTACATACTACAGGCGATAATAGAAGTTTAATTTATGTTAAAGATGCAAACGGATTGTTTGAAACAACAGGTACATTATTTGTTGGTGATATTCAAATAGGTGTATTTGAAAGAGCAGTACAACAAGACGAGAACTACTTAGGTGGTTGGTGGCAAATTGCCGGACCAAGTGCAAGTTTTACTTCAACAGTTACTATTGAAACTAAACCATATCTTGTTATTCAAGACATTATTAAAACAGGTGTATCACGTAGCGTAAAATATTATGAAAATGCACTAAGAATTCAGGATAACCTAACAGATCAGAATCCTACAGTAACAAGTTATATTGAAACTTTATCATTCTTAGGTGATAGTGGTAATGTACTTTCTGACAAATGGGTATTTAGAGCACCAGCAACTTTAACAAGCAGTCTTGTAGTAGGAAATACATTTAATTTTTACTTTAGTGAATATGCAACTGCTGATAATTTAATTCAAGATCCAGGTGTAATAAGTCCTGAAATAACACACGACTATCTAAACAGAACAGAACACACTATTGATGATCTTTGGAATGGCTGGATTGAAGTAAATCTTACAGCGTTTGACGACAGAGGCTCACCTACACCAGGCGATGCTGATTACAATCCTAATTACGGTAACCCTTTTATTCCTATTGTTGGAGATACAGTACAAGATAACGACACACTTGCAACAGCAGAAGTTGCAGGAGTAGAAAAACTGTTTAATACTTTAAGAGTATGGGTTAAAAATGTTAACGGTACTTGGAAGTTTGGTTCACAGAACAGTGATATTTCAAGTTTAAGTATTAACGGTGGTTCACAAGGCGCAGGCGTTGTAAGACTTGTTGGTACAATCAACACAAGACATTTAGAATCAGATACAGCAGGGCCGATTGTTGTTGTAGACAGAGGAACAAACTTAACAACGGGCTCAACAAGAACATTACAAGGATTTGAATACTGGATTTATGATAGTGTAGAACAGTCAGGAATTGCAAGAGATGCAAATCCACCAAGTAATACTAATAATGATTGGGAAAGAGTTTACAATATTACTGCAAACAATATTGGTGTTGCAAGTGCATTAACAAGACAAGGTGCATACGCAATTTACGAAAGAAATACAAGTAACTTCTACAACTTACACAATGTCTATATTATGCCTGACGCACAAAGCAGTAGACACTTAGGTGCAAAAGTTGAAATGGTTACACACAACGACGGAACTTATACTGCATACTTGTTAAGCAAAGGTAACGGAACGTTTAATCAACCAGGTAGAATTAATGTTATAAAATATGACACAACTAAAGGTTGGATTTTAGGACAAGATGTAGATTACAAAGGCGACTTTAGTGCAACTGTAACATACAAGCAAGGCGAATATGTAAAATACCTTGGATTAATTTATCAAGCACAAACAAATATTATTGCAAGTGCATGGAATGAATCAAATTGGACAGTAGTTACAGAAGGTCTTGACCTAAATGGTTACTTACCAAATGACACAGGATTTATTATTGGCGACGATAGTGCAATTCAAAACAATAACTTATATGAGTTTGGTACAGAATACGGAATTAGCAGTGATGGGGAAGTATTAGCAACTATTGTTAAGTATGGAGATGCTGTAGATAGTTCCATTAATACACCGAAGTTAGCAATTTACAGAAAAGTATTAGGACACTTCCTGTTTAGTCAAGTAATTGATGCTTATGCGGCAGACATTGGCTTTGGAAGTTCTGTAACAGTTTCCAATGATGGTAGATTTGTTGCAGTAGGTGCTCCTAAATATAGCAATCAATATGTAAACCAAGGCACAGTATTCATTTACGAAAGCATCAACGGTACATTCCAAATGGTACAACACCTAACTGGACCTAAAGGAATTGCAAATGAGAAGTTTGGTACTGTTGTTAAGTACGGAACTGATAGACTTGCAGTACATTCAGCAGGTGGTGACCTTACAAGTATTACAGAATTTGACGGCGGCACAACAAACTTTGACAATGGAACTACATTGTTCAATACATCATTAATTGACACAGGTGAAGTTTTTGTATACGAACTATTAGGTAACAGATATGTGTATGCAGATAAGTTACAATTTGCAGATAGCAAAGCATTATACTTTGGTAAGACAATGTTTATTAACGGTAACCACATTTATGTTGGTATACCTTCTTATAAAAGAGATGACAATAACAGTAGAGGAACTATATTAGATTATAGAACAACTCCTAATACTAAATTATGGGAAAAAATTAGATCTTCAAGAGCATTAGTTGACCTAAGTAAATTTAAAGGTATTAGTTTATACAATAAAAATACAAATCAAGTTACAGAATATATTGATTACATTGATCCTGCACAAGGAAAAATTGCAGGAACGGCGGAAACTGAATTATCATTCAAAACAACTTATGATCCGTGTACATATAATATAGCAACTGATACAACAGTTGTAAAAGATGAAACAATGTTTAACACAACTGACAATGTTGGTAAGTTATGGTGGGACATTGACGCTGTAAGATTTTTAAATCCATACAGTAATACAGGAAATATCTTTACTACAAGTAATACAATGAACGAAGTGTTCCCAGGAACAGAAGTTGAAGTTTATGAATGGGTTGAAAGCACATTACTTCCAAGTGAGTGGGACGAAGAAGCAGATACAGAAACTGCTTTGGCTCAAGGCATTAGTGGTAAATCTAAATATGGTGATAACGCATACAGTACAAGGCGTGTGTATGATGAAGAAGCACAGAAGTTTACAACTTTCTACTATTACTGGGTAAGAAATAAGAAAACTACTCCAGATGTACCAGGTAGAACTATAAGTGCCGCAGATGTCCAAGAATTAATCAGAGATCCATCAGGCGCAGGACTAAAATTTGCAACTATGCTTGATAAGAATGAGTGGACTTTACATAACTTACAAAGTTCTATCACAGGAAGTGATACAATTCTTAAATTTGCGTATTGGAACATTAATGAAACTGATAAAAATGTACATAATCAATACAAAATTATTACAGACGGATTATCAACAAGTCTTCCTAAGACAGATTTAGAATTAAAATGGTTTGACAGTTTAATTGGCTTTGATAACCAAGGCAGACCTGTTCCGGATAGACTATTAACTGAAAGAGATAGATATGGTATTTTAAATGAGCCAAGACAATCTATCTTTGTAAACAGAATTGAAGCATTAAAACAACTTATTGAAAGAACAAATAGTGTTCTTAAGGAAAACATCTTAATTGATGACTTTGATCTAAGTGATTTCCAAAGCAATGATGCTATTCCAACTTTAGCATCAAGAAGATTTGATTCACAAATTGATAGTAATAGCGAATTAAGTTTTGTACCAGTAGGTAGATTGAAACAAGCAACGATTAATTTAACTATTCAAGACGGTAAAGTCTTAAGAGCAGATATTACTGAACAAGGTTACGGTTATAAAACTATACCAACAACACTAATTACATCAAATACAGGTGAAGGTGCTGTTATTGAACTTACAATGAACAATGTAGGACAAATACAAACAGCAACAGTTATTAAGAGTGGTAATAACTATGCACAGACAGATACAATTAGAGTTAGACCGTTTACAGTTCTTACAACAATAGACGCAAGTTATTCTAATAAATGGTCATTGTATGAATTTGTAGGCGGAGAACAAACTTGGAATAGAATTAAGAGTCAAAGATATGATGTAAAACCTTATTGGTCATATGTTGATTGGTATACAACAGGTTACAATGAACTAACAAAAGCAGATTTTGTAATTAATGAAACATACGAATTAGAATCATTAGAGGATTCATTCAACAGTATTGTTAAAATTAATAATGTAGGATCAGGCGGTTGGTTATTGTTACAAAAAATTGACGACCAAGCAGATGTAGACTACACAATAAATTACAGAACCATTGGTAGACAAAATGCAACAATACAATTATCAAACTCATTGTATGATTACAGTGAAGACCTAATTGGTTATGACTCATTTGGTTATGATGACAGTGCATTTGACATACAACCAATTGATGAAATGCGTATCATCTTAACAGCGTTAAGAGATAAAATATTTGTTGACGAACTTGCTATTGAATATAACAAATTATTCTTTGCACAAATGCGTTATATTTTATCAGAACAAAAATTTGTAGACTGGATGTTTAAAACTTCATTCATCAAAGCAAAACATAATCTTGGTAAACTAAGAAAAGATATTACATTTAACAATGACTTCTTAGAAAGTTATGAGCAGTATGTAAAAGAAGTTAAACCATACAAATCTAAAATTAGAGAATACCTAAGTACATACGAAGGTGAAGAAAAAGCACAGAATATGATTACTGACTTTGACTTACCACCATTCTATAGTGACACAGCAGGAAGAATTATACCGCAAACAGTTAGAGTTGTTAATGATGAGATAGTAACATCATCTAACATTACAAGTTATCCAAGCAAACATTGGGTAGACAATGCAAGTTTCAAAATTAAACAGGTTGATGTTTTTGATGCAGGTAGTGGATATGAAAATGCACCAGGGGTAGAATTTGTAGGCGGCGGCGGAACAGGAGCCAAGGCAACAGCGTATGTTGGCGGTGGTAAAATTACAGAGATTAAAGTAGACAATCCAGGAACAGGGTATGTGTCTGCACCAACAATAGTGCTTAACGGCGCAGTAGCAGATGGCGGCAAGACTGGTAGAGCAAGTGCAATCATAGGTAATACAAACTTAAGAACTACACACATGAATGTTAAGTTCGATAGAGTAACAGGCACGTTCTTTATTACAACACTTGCTGAAACAGAAACGTTTGTAGGTACAGGCGGCAAATATAACTTTAAGTTAAAATGGCCAATGGATATTAAGAGTGATCAAGTAACAATTACAGTTGCTGGCTCAGAAGTATTACAAAGCGGATACACAGTTTCAAACATTGACGACAGCGTAGGTAGAACACATAAACGTAAAGTAGGACAAGTTACATTTACAAATCCTCCTGCAAACAACAGTGCGATATCAATTGCGTATAGAAAAGATGTTTCAATGTTAACTGCACAAGATAGAATTAATTTATTCTACAATCCAACTACAGGAATGTTAGCAAATGACCTTGGACAATTATTAGACGGTATTGATTACGGCGGAGTTCAAGTCAAGAGTTTCGACTTTGGTGGTGGATCAGGTTGGGGAGCAGAAGGTTGGTTCACAGGCGCATATGATTCATACGATAATACATACGAAGATGAAGTAATACGTTTAGATGGAAGTACAATTAGTGTAACACTTTCTAAACCATTAGAAAATGGTGTTGAATATAATGTTTACTTGAATGGTACAAGAATTGATGATCCAAACTTCCCAAGTAGTCCAACTAATCCAAATGCGAGATGTACTACACTTACTGGTGACGGCACAACAACAACTATATTCCTTGACAATGATGGATTAGATATTAATGGTGCTAATAGTCCAAGCAATGGCGATGTCTTAATATTTAGAAAAAATACAAGTGATGGTTCTTTTGTTCCTGATCCAAGAGCATATGATACATTAGTTACTGGCGGTGACTTGGCATACTCAAGTGCAACAGGTATCAATCCAGAAGATATCAATATTGATGGTGATGGATTTGTAACACAGTTAACAAGTAAAGGTCCGGAAGAACAAATTCCAGGACAAGTACTTGATACTCTTGATATGAAAATTTATGATAGAGTAGGAAGTGGTGCAAGTGTTATAGAAAGCACATCATACATTGGTGATGGTGCAACTACAGTATTCAAGTACAACGGTCAACCACAAAGTAAAGATGCATTAATTGTTAAGATTAATAACATTATTCAATTGCAATCTTCATACACAGTTGATTACAAAAATAAAACTATTACAATGACTGCACCAGCATTGAACGAAAGAATAAATGTCATTACGATGAGTGGTAATGGTGATAAGATTCTTGACTTAGATACATTTACAGGTGACGGTTCAACTATACAGTTTGTTACAAATGTTGACTGGAGAGAAGACATTAATAGTATTGTAACTGTTAATGGAGAAAAACCTTCTTACGTATTAGAAACTACAGATAGTTCATATGATACTGCCAACAAAGCAGTAATTACATTTGGTGCGGCACCGGCGGCTGACGCAGTAATTAACTTTGGAATATATGCAAGTGACGCTCAAACATTTAGTGAAATTAAAACAGACAACTTGGTTGCAGATGGAAGTAGTGCATCATACGAATTAAGTGTAACACCATTCAGTAGTTTACCTGCAAGTCATAATATAATTGTTAGGGTTGGTGACAACATTCTAAACGCAGGTTACAACGAATCATTTATAATTGACAATAGAGTAGAATATCAATTACGTAACTGGCAACAACCAGGAGGTACATTAGGTGCTGATGATATCATTGTATTACTAAATGGTAATCAATTAACATATACTTCAGACTTTATTTTCCGTCCAGCAAACTCAAGCGTTGAAATTTTTGAAAATGTTGCACAAGCAGGTGACAAACTTGATATATTTGTAACAACAGATGGCGATTATACAGTTGCTGGCAACGTACTAACATTAGATACTGTTCCAACAATAGATACCAAGATTAAAGTTACACACTTTAGTAAACATAACATACAAGAAATTGATCGTAAGAACTTTGATATTGTTACAAGAACTACTATTGATTTTGAAAGTGCGGCAGACATTGAATACAATCACTTACTTGCAGGGTTGATTAAACTTGAAAGACAAACAGTTGATGCTGAATATGTATGGATTGTTGTAAACAACAAGTTACAAACACCAAGTGTTGATTATAAAGTTACAGATGATCAATTATTTGTAAGAATGTCTAAACCATTAAATGCAAATGATGTTGTTGAGATTATACAGTTTGCTGAAACAGGACCAACAGTTAGCAAGTTTGGTTGGAGAGTATTTAAAGATATGCTCAATAGAACAGTATATAAACGTCTTGGTGATAATAATAAATATAGATTAGTACAAGATCTTAAACCGTTTGACAAAGAAATTAAAGTAGATAACCCAGATAGTATGTTTATTCCAGATAAAACAACCAATACTCCAGGTGTTATTTTCCTTGACGGTGAACGTATTGAGTATATGGTCAAAGACGGAAACAGTTTAACACAGTTGCGTAGAGGTACTTTTGGTACTGGTGTTAAAGATTTACACGAAACTGGTGCTGAGATATTCGATCAAGGCTTCCAACAAACTGTTCCATATCAGGATCAGACACTGGTAAACACATATATTGGTGATGGAAGTACAACAGATTACTTGTTAGATTGGACACCAAGCAAGGGTGTTAATGAGTTTGAAGTATTTGCAGGCGGAAAACGTCTGAGAAAACGTAGTATTGCTATGTTTGACCCAACAGTTGGTCAAGACAGTCCTGAGGGTGATATTACAGCACAAGCAGAATTTAGTGTTTCTGGTAACACATTAACATTAAATACAGCACCAGAGGACGGTGTTAGGGTAACAATAATTAGAAAAGTTGGAAAAACTTGGAATGATAAAGGAAAAACACTTGGTAAGACAAATAATGCAATAGCACAGTTCTTAAGAGCTGAAGAGGTTGACTTACCTAAATAAATACAAATGTAGGAAACATAAATGACAGATAACATATTAGACAAAAACGGAGTGTTAGTACAAGGTCACATTAAGATCTTTAACCCCGAAACGAACGAAATTTTCATTGATAAACGCAATGCAATTCACTATGAGAATATGAGTATTGCTTTAGCAGAATCCCTTGCAAATGCAGGACAGGGATTTGTGTACGAAATGGCGTTTGGAAATGGTGGTACAAGTGTTGATCCTACAGGCATTATTACATACCTAACTCCAAATAGCACAGGTACAAACGCAAGTTTATACAACCAAACATACAAGAAGATTGTTGATGATCAAAGTGTAAACAACGTTGATCCAAACAGAAACAAGATTGAAACAAGGCACGTTACTGGTACTAACTACACAGACATAATTGTACAGTGTTTGTTAGACTACGGTGAGCCAAGTGGACAAGAAGCAAATGACACAGCAACAGATACTGAAAACCAGTATGTGTTTGACGAATTAGGATTATTAAGTTACAGTCCAACAGGACAAGGTAGATTATTAACACACGTTGTATTCCACCCTGTACAAAAATCATTGAATAGATTAATTCAGATTGATTACACTGTTAGAGTACAAAGTTTAACTGGTTACAACGAGGGATAATAGATGGCATATACTATTAACTATACCGACATCACTAATAAGGGTAGTATTGCTATCGAGGATAACACTACTGATACATCTACTACATTACAGATTCCAGGTAGGTTTACAACAGATTACGGTGCGTTAATTGGTCAAAACTTTTTACAACTATTAGAAAACTTTAGTAACAGTTCAGCACCAGCAAGACCAGTTGAAGGTCAACTATGGTATGATACTTCCATTGGTGTTAACATTCTTAAAATTTATGATGGTACTAACTGGATTGAAGCCGGCGGATTAAAGCGTGGCGACTCAGCACCAGAAGTAGCAAATTCAGTTGCAGGTGACTTATGGACAGATACAGATAACCAACAGTTATATTTGTTTACAGGTTCGGGTTGGATTTTAGTAGGTCCAGAATTTAGTGATGGATTAGCGGCAGGTGTAAGACCAGCAACTATCACAGGTACTGACAATATTAATTACACAGCATTGAAAGTTGAAATTGGCGGCAAGGTCGTTGCAATTTATGCCACAAGTGCATTTACTCCAAAGGCAACTATTGCAGGCTTTTCAATAGTAAATCCAGGATTTAATTTAAGTTCAGCAGATGTTACAGGTGCAGGCGTAGGAAAATATTACGGTGTATCAGAGAAAGCAGAAAACTTAATTGTAGGTTCGACTACAGTAGCGGCATCAAACTTTTTAAGAGGTGATGTTGCAAGTATTTCAAATGCAAGTTTACAAATTAAAAATAACGTAGGTGTTAGCATTGGTAGTGATGCTGTTGTTCAAATAGGTATTGAAGGACAGAATGCTATTATTTCAAATAATACATCAGGTGCAAATATTGATTTAAGAGTTAACAATGCAGGAAACTTACAACCTGTATTAAGAATCGACTCAACACAAAAAGTTGGTATTAACAACTTATCGCCAGCAGAAGCATTAGATGTAACAGGTAATGCTATTATATCAAACAACCTTGTTGTTAATGGTATTGCAGAAGCAGTTAACACTGGAACAGGAGCAATTACTACAACAGGTGGTATTGGTATTGCAAAAAGTGCGAGAATAGGAAACAGTTTAGAAGTAGGCGGCACAACTACATTAGGTGATACAGTATTACCAGATTCTACAAATTCAGTTAACATTGGTAGTTCAGCATTTAAGTTTGCAGAAATTAATGCAAACACTGTAAAAGCAAACTTGGTAGGTAACGTAACTGGTACAGTTACAGGACGTTCAGGAAGTTCAGATAAACTTGCTTCAAGAACAACATTCCAAGTTTCAGGTGATGTTACAGCACCGCCAGTTATCTTCGACGGACAATATAGTGCGCCAGGCGAAACCACACTTGTTAAAGAATTTGATATTAGTATCAACAGTACATTTATTACAAACAAAGATTCAGTACCAACATCAAGATTTGATGATGAGTTCCTTATTAACAGAGTTAATGATGAGAATAGTAGTGGAACAGGTATTAAAAAAGTTTCAAGAAGTAATTTGTTTAGTGCTTTACCGGTTAATCCAATTGGAATGATTACACCATATGCAGGTAATGCCACATTTGCCGCAGAACTTAACGGTTGGTTATTATGTGATGGTAGAGAAGTGTTTATTGTTGATTGGCCGGCATTACATGCAATTATTGGAACATCGTTTAAAGCAAATCCTGCATTAGGTAAATTTGCGTTACCAGACTTACGTGGTAGATTTCCACTTGGTATGGATAACATGGGTACACAAGAAGGACCGGCAAACAGAGTTACAGATGAAAACGCTGATACAATTGGTGGAACAGCAGGTGTTGAGAAGAAACAGATTGCAGTTGATGAACTACCAGAACACGAACACGATATGCGTGGACCAAGTGGCACACAGTATTACGCAACAAGAGATGTACAAGGTACACCAGTAGATGGTGATGCTACAGTAGCCGATGCACCGCAAGGTTCAAACGCAGGACAAAAGTTTCCATTCTCAGGAGGAGTGGTAAGCAATACAGCAGTCGGGCAAGACTTTAATGTAATGAATCCGTACTTGGCAATGAACTATCTAATTTATGCAGGGGCGAAATAATGGCGTATCAGATTAATAAAACAAACGGCGACTTACTTGTAAATCTTGTAGACGGACAAGTAAACACACAAACAACTGATATTTCATTAATTGGTAGAAACTATTCAGGCTTTGGTGAAAGCATTAACGAAAACTTCGTTAAAATACTTGAAAACTTTACTAACACACAAGCACCAGCAAATCCACTAACAGGACAGTTATGGTATGACAGTAGTGAAGCAAGATTAAAATTATATGATGGTGCACAATTTAAAAGTGCAGGCGGTCCAATTGTAAGTCCTACACAACCACAAATGGTTACAGGCGACCTTTGGATTGACAATCAAAACAATAAATTATATTTTTATGATGGAACAGATTTAGTACTTGTTGGTCCTGACTTTTCAACATCAGAAGGAACTTCAGGTTTTACAACTGAAACAGTTTTAGATACAACACAGTCAAATAGAACACTTGTTAATTTAAACGTTGGCGGACAAAAAGAAGCAATACTTTCAAATATTAGATTTACACCTAATTCGGCAAATCCTGTAACAGGAATTACTGGAGCAGTTGAAAAAGGTATTAATGTAATTGATGATGACTTTAAGTTTCACGGAACAGCGACTTCGGCAGATACAATTATTAACGCACAAGGCGTTAAGAAAAATGCATCACAGTTTATGCCTACAGATGCTAACGCAACTTCAAATGGTACTATTAGCACAATTAACAACGGTGGTATTACAGTAGGACCAGAAGACAATATTAACATTGGTATTGTTGCAAACCAAACAATAATTGCAAACCAAGTTAGAGATAGAAATTTAGATATCCAAGTAAGAAAAGCAAGTGGTGCAACTTCAGCAATTAAAGTTGACACATTAAATAGTTACTTAGGTATTTTCAAAGCATCACCTACAGCAACACTTGACGTTGGCGGTAGTGTAAAAATTGACGGCGACTTAACAGTTAGTGGTAACACCTTTAGCACAGACGTTGATAATTTAAGAATTAAAGATAAAAATATTGAACTTGCTATTACAAGTGATAGTACAGTATTACCAGATGCAGATGTTAATGACGCAGGTATTATTGTTAAAGCAAATCCAGACGATAAAGAATTTATTTGGAAACTTGCAACAAACGCATTTACATCAAATGTATTCTTTGATTCAACAGCAGGTTATAAGATTAACGGCAACACAGTTATTTCAGGTACAACATTAGGAACAATTACAAGTGCTCCTCAAATGCAAACACTTGGAACACTTACAGCATTAGGTGTTGACAACGTTGATATCGATGGACAGAAAGTTTCATCAAACGTAGGTAACTTACAACTTGAAGCCGCAACAGGCGTAATTGAAATACTTAACACTAATAAGATTTCAGGATTAGGTGAGCCAGTTGCAGGAACAGATGCGGCAACTAAAAATTATGTAGATACTGCTATTGACGGCGAAGGCGTTGCAATGGCACTTGATATCACAGGTATGGGTTACAATGCAGGCGCAGGAGGCGGAGCGGCCTTTGGTACTAAACTTGTTACACTGCTTGAGGAGATTGTTCCATCAAGTACAAAAGTAAACGGAACACAAGCAAAAATTCATGCAACTGACCAAACATCAGCAAGTGCTACATTGACAGCAAGTGCGTTGAATACAGCGTTAGATGAAACTACAGTAGCAGTTGATAAAACAGTTACAGTAGCAACAAGAACAGTTGCGTCTATTACTAAAGGTACATTAACTATCTTAACATTAGATGCAGTTCATGGATATGATGCAGGACGTAATGTAACAATTTCGGGTGCATTAGGAGTTACAGCAATTAATGGTACATACGCTATTAATAGGATTGTAAGTTCAACAGAAATAGAGATAAACTTAGATACAAGCAGTGAAGTTGGCACATATACAGCGGATAGTGCGAGTGTATCGAGGGTAACAGAAACAGGGCAGGAAAACGAGACAGTACTAAAAGATGTACAGTTTAGTAACGTTACAGGATCGGTTTCACTAACAGTTGACAGATATGTACTAACATGTACTGTAACTGCTGGTGCCTGGGTTTATACCAGTGGAGTAAGTTCTGCGGTATAACGATAAATACTAACAATGAAGGGGTAATATACTATGGCATACATTATTAACAAAACCGACGGTAGCCAGATTGCAGTAGTTGAAGACGGCACGGTCAATCAAACTACTGATCTTAAACTTGTTGGTAAAAACTACGCTGGATATGGCGAAATTCAGAACGAAAACTTCGTTCATTTGCTTGAGAACTTCTCAAGTGCGAATGCACCATCCAGAGCAATTAGCGGTCAACTTTGGTTTGACTCAGGAACGAGCAAATTAAAGTTCTATGACGGAACAAAATTTAGAACAACTGGTGGAGCAGAAGTAAGTGCAAGTCAACCATCAGGATTAACAGAAGGTGACTTTTGGTGGGATAACGCAAACAATCAGTTGTATGCGAACACTGGTGCAGGATTTGTACTAATTGGTCCACAGTCACAAGGTGCAACAACAACATCATTTGTTACTGATTCAGTAACAGATATTGCAAGTGTACAAAGAACAGTAATCAAAGGTACTATCAATGATGAAATAGTAGTGGTATTAAGTGCCGCTGACTTTACAATCGACTCAACTGTCCCTAACAATGCCATAACAGGGTTTGACGTTATTCATCAGGGTATGACTTTAAAGAATACTACTAATGCACAACAAGGTGTTACTTCAACAGGACATAGATTCTGGGGTACAGCAACTAACGCAGATAAATTAGGCGGACGTTCGGCAAGCGAATACGTTGTATCAGTTCCAGGAGCAGTAACTTCATTTGCTGAAGTTGTAAGATTTGCAGACGCAGGTTACACAGTTGGTGACTCAAATGATTTATCAGTTAAAATTGAAAACGGAAACCAAGCAGTTATTAGTAACGATGTTGGTACTGTAATTAGATTTAAAGTTGATAATGCATCAGCACAATCAACAGAGCCAGTACAGTTTAAAGCAGAAGGTATTTTCCCAGGTGCTAATACTACATTTGACATTGGTTCGGCTTCATTGAAATTTTCAAACATGTGGGCAACTACATTTAACGGTACGGCAACTTCTGCTAACGCAATGGTTGTTGGATCAAACAACAGAACAGCAAGTACTTCAGCAACTAACGACACAGTAGCAGTTAGAGATTCAAGCGGTGACTTGTTTGCTAATAACTTCCAAGGTGTTGCAAGTTCGGCAAAATATGCTGACTTGGCAGAGAAATATACTACAGACGATCAGTATCCAGTAGGAACTATTATGACAATTGGTACAGATGAAGGTAGTGAAGCAACTTGGTGCCCAATGACAGAGATGCCAATTGGTGTTATTAGTACTAAACCAGCATACTTAATGAATGCAGATGCAGAAGGACAAGCGATTGCACTTAAAGGTAGAGTACCAGTAAGAGTTATAGGACCTGTTAACAAAGGCGACAAACTATACGTAGGTGCTAACGGTACTGCACAAAAAGCAGACGAAGGCGACTTGGTTGGTATTGCTTTAGAATCAAATGATAGACACGAAGAAAAATTAGTAGAAGCGTTCTTGAAAGTATAAGAAGGAAGTAAAAAATGGCAATAATTACAGCGGCAAGATATAACTCGTTACAAGCAACAGTTGAAAATGTAATGGGTAATGGTGCAGGTCAGTTCGGGTATGGACAGACTTTAGCGTCATCACAGGTTGCGGCAGATACTACCATTGACTCAGGACACATGTCCACACTTTATACAGATTTAATTAATGCAAGAGTACACCAAGTAGGTAGTGTTCCTAATTCAGTTGCAACAGTAAGTGCAGGTGATGTTATTGAGGAAGATGCTACAGACACAGGTACTGCAAGAGGTATTTTACAGTACGAAGATTTAGCAACATTGATTGAAACTAACAAAGCATTAATTTATACTGCTGATACTTCACAAAGTACAATCACTGCAAACAAAACAAACAGTTCATCTACTACTTCATGGAATGGTGTACGTGACCATATTGTTACAGTAACGTTTGCAACAGCAGATGCACGTAGACACTTTTTTAATGCAGGCGGTGAAATTAGATTTACTGCTGACTTAGATCCAGCGGCTTCAAATGGTAAGAACAACGATTGGAACTCATTGTTAGCAAACATGGGAACAGTTACGTTTACATCAAACAACTGTCCATCACTGGGTTCAAGTCCAGGAACAAGTTTTAATATTGGTAACTTTGACATGACTGCTTCAGATCAACTTATATTCCAAAAAGATGGTTCAGGTGTATATGCAGAAAACGATTACAATATTAAAGCAAAAGAACTTAATTCAACTACAATACAATTTACTATTCAATTTAGAGATGATGACATAGGTGATGACACAAATAATGATGGTGCAATCAACCCAATAGATGAATCAGTAACAGGTACATTACAAAGCGTGGTTGGAGAAAGACTACCTACAGGGTCAAGAGTTTCTTTAACTTCCCCAACATTTAATACCACAAATACTCTTTAATACCTTAGTACGTAGTAAATATTACTATGGACGAGAAACTATCAAAAGCCTTAGAATTTGGAAACTATTCTACAACTCTTAATAACCAAAGAAGAATGTTGAAAGAAAAGTTTGCTACAGAGTCGATGTATTTCTTTGCAGGCGGACAATTTACAATTACTAAAGAGTTGATTAACTATGTTTACACATTAACGTCAACAGAACAAGATTCATCTGTGTTAATTGATGATACAGATACTCCAATTTTAATTGATGACATATCAGACTTTTACAATAATATTACAGACAAGTATTATGTTGCACTAAACAACTATCACAAAGATTACAGTAAACTTGAAAAGAGTAGATCTGTAGACGGATTGGTGGAATGAGCAGTGGAGTATTACTATTTGCATTTAATAATGAGCAAGTGGATTATGTATCACAGGCTCAGTACCTTGCAAAAAGAATACGCAAATATTTAGACTTACCAACTACACTTGTAACAGATGATGTAGAACGTGTTGTAAAATTTTACAACGGAAAAGAAGTGTTTGACGAAATTCTTTCTTCGTCTATAGAACAAAAAAATCACAAAACATATCAAGACGGAAGTTTATCTAAAAAAGTATTAGAATTTAAGAACTTTAATAGAAGTGATAGTTATGATCTAAGTCCTTATGATAGAACTCTTGTATTAGATACAGACTATATTATAAGTAACGACTTACTTGCACAAGCAATGAAGTTACCACATGAACTAATGATGTATAAAGACAGTATGGATATTAGTGGTTGGCGTGATACAAGTGAGTTTAAATTAATTAGTGAAACATCGATAGACTTTTGGTGGGCAACTTGTATTATATTTGACAAGTCAGAACGTAATAATTCTTTCTTTGATCTTGTAAAACACATAAAGAAAAATTACGAACACTATCGTAACCTATATCAAGTTACAACAACAGTATTTAGAAATGATGTTGCATTTAGTATTGCAAATAACATTATGGGGTACACAAAAGAACTGCCGGGCAAAATGGTTTACAGTACAGGCAAAGATATATTACAAAAAATTAAAGACGATGAATTAACTTTGCTTATTGAAAAACAGGATCGGATAGGCGAATATACACTAATAAAGTCAAAAGGTGTAAACTTACATGTAATGAATAAGTTTAGTTTAGGACGGGAGATTGCTAATGCCTAATTTTACTTTTCTTGCACAAAACAGTGAACACAATTACATACGTCAAGCAGAATTGTTAGCATTAAGTATTAGACAAACTAATCCTAACAGTAAAGTTTGTTTAATTACTAATGACGATGTAGAACAGAAAGATTTGTTTGATGACATTGTACCTATACCATGGGAAGATAAAGCAGAAGAACATAAATGGAAAGTACAAAACCGTTGGAAGATTTATCATGCTTGTCCATATGATGAAACTTTTGTATTAGACACAGACATGATAGTATGTCATGACCTAACACACTGGTGGAACTTAATGCAAAATTACGAAGTTTTTTATACAACAAATGTTACAGATTATAAACAATGTAAACTTAATGCAACATATTATAGGAAAATGTTTGAAGCAAATAACTTACCCGACATTTATGTTGCACTACATTATTTTAAGAAGTCAGATTTTGCAAAAAAGTTTTACAGTGCTTTAGAATATACAATGAAAAATTGGGAGGAGTGTTATAAAAAATATTCTCCTAAGCGTATGCAAAAAATTGCCAGTGTAGATGTATGTACAAGTATTGCTATTAAGATGTTAGGTGTAGAAAATATAGTTACAAACGAGAAATTATCATTTCCTACGTTCGTTCATATGAAGCCTTATGCACAAACTTGGAATACACAAACAAAGAAGTGGCAAGATCGTGTAAGTTGTTTTGTTAATGATGATGCACAGTTAAGAGTAGGCGGACATTTACAAGACACAGTGTTTCATTATACTGAAAAAGATTTTACGGATAGATTTTATGACAGATATGCACAAAGATGAAGTACAAACATTTATAGAGTTTGATCCTAAGACAGGAAACATTCAAACTATCACCTCCTATCCCCAAAGTCAACACATAGAAGTCAATCCTGATGACGTAAAAGGATTATTAGATGGTTCAGAAAACTTCTTACACTACAAAGTACAATTCAATCCAACTTCAACCATGTATGAACTTGTTAATGTGTATGATGAAGAACGTTTCGAATACAATGTACACAACAGCATATACAAAGTACCTACAGACATCGAAGCAGACATCAATATTATAAAAAATTACAAAACAAAAACATGGCAACTACAGTTTGGCAAACTATTTTCCAAAACATTAGAAAAGAATAGTGTAACATTACAAACTATCAAAAATTTTAGCGTAGTAGACAAGAACGATCCTTACAAACTACATAGAACATTACGATTTAATTTAGCAGATACAAATTTAGACTTGCAATTTGATCAAGATGATGCTATAATAACACAATACGACTTATATACTAACAAGTTATTCAACAGTTACGGCACAGGAGTGATTAATGATTAAGATTGCAGAACAAGATATTATCTTTTTAAGTTATGACGAGCCTAATGCTGAAGAAAACTGGGCAGATCTAAAACGTAAAGTACCGTGGGCAAAACGTGTACACGGTGTAGAAGGTTCTGATGCGGCACACAAAGCCTGTGCAGACTTATCCGACACAAAACATTTTGTTACAGTTGACGGAGACACTATTGTTGATCCTAAGTTCATGGAAGTAGTATTAGACTTAGACAAATTAGGTGTAGATGATGACTATCAGTTTAGTTGGTGTGGTAAGATTGACATCAACGGACTAATGTATGGCAACGGCAGTTTAAAAATGTGGACTAAAGAGTTTGTTAAGAACATGCAAACACACGAAAACACAGACGGAACTGATCAAACAAGTATAGAGTTTTGCTACTTTGATAATTACTACCAACTTAATCAAAACTATTCAACAAGTATTATAAGTTCAACACCACAACAAGCATGGAGAGCAGGTTTCCGTGAAGGTGTCAAGATGAGTTTAGATCAAGGAAAGCCTATACAAGACTTTAATGAACTATGGTGGCAGAATTATCATAGATTACTGGTGTGGATGCAAGTAGGTGCAGATGTTCGTAACGGTTTATGGAGTATTATGGGAGCCAGAGAAGGTTGCTATAAAACAATGCTTACTGATTGGGATCATACACAGACAAGAGACTTTCAATGGTTAAACAAATACTGGAATGATTTATACGATTCTTTTGACACAGAACAATGTAGGGAAGAAATTTTTAATCTTGGAGAACATTTACAAAATGCATTTGACTTACCGATAAGTACACAAGCATTAGATCGAGAGCAAAGCAAGTTCTTTAAACTTGTTTATAAAAATAGTGATAGGGTGATTAGACGAAAATGAAAATTAGGTACTATCGAAATATCAAGGGGTGGCGTTGGTTAGGATTTTTTCTTGCCATGGCATCTGCTTATATTTTAAGTAGTGGTAATCCTGACTACCAAGTTATGGGTTGGAGTGTTGCATGTTTTAGTTGTGGCATTTGGATTTACATGGGTTGGAAAGACGGAGATACACCACGTGCATTGATGGAACTGTTTTATTTGGTACTTGCAATACGTGGAATTGTTAACTGGATTCAATGAGCGAAGTAGAAAGAATAAAGCAGATAATGCCAGAGGTCGACAAGATCTCTCCTACCTTCTGCTTGGCTAAATGGCATCATGTAACAATATATTTGCAAACAGGTGAAACACACAGTTGTTACCACCCAGCACCACATAAGATTCCACTTGAAGGATTGATTGATAATCCAAGCCAACTACACAATACACCACAAAAGAAACAAGAACGAAAACTAATGCTTGAAGGCGAAAAGCCAAGTGGTTGTCAATACTGTTGGAATATTGAGTGTATGGGTAAAGACTATATTAGTGACAGACATATTAAAACAACAAGTATATACACACCTAAACGTATTGAAGAAATAAAAAACAATCCTTGGGATTATAATATTAATCCAGAATACATTGAAATAAATTTTAGTAATGAATGTAATTTTAAATGTGGTTACTGCCATCCTAAGTTTAGCAGTAGATACTATAACGAAATTAAAAAAGAAGGTCCATATACAGATGTATCTGCACACCGTAATGACATTGATTGGTTTGAATTATATGAAGAAGAAACTAATCCTTATGTAGAAGCATGGTGGAAGTGGTGGCCAGAAGTTAGTAAGACACTAAACATCTTACGTGTTACAGGTGGTGAACCTTTAATGCACAAAAGCACTTGGCGGTTGTTTGATGAACTTGAAGCAAATCCTAAACCGCATATTCAAATTGAAGTAAACAGTAACATGGGTATTAAAGAATCTCTTGTACACAAACTTGTTGAACGTGTAAAAGAACTTAAAGCAAAGAACTGTATAAGAAGTTTTAAATTATACACAAGCATAGATACTTGGGGACCTAAAGCAGAATATACAAGACGTGGATTAGATATTAAATTATGGGAAAAGAATTTAGATTACTATCTAACTGAACTTGGTTATCCTGTAACGTTTATGATTACATTTAATTTGTTTGCTGTAACAAGTTTTAATCTATTGCTTAATAAGATACTTGAATGGCGCAAGAAGTACACAAGATCTAATGCAGGTGTACAATGGCAAAATATTAGATTTGATACTCCTTATCTAAAAGAGCCAATACAGTTTGATATGAACATATTACCTAAAGATCAGTTTGTTCCGTACATGACAAAGCACCTACAGTTCATCGGAGACAACGTTGATGACAGTGACCGCCATAAGTTTAGTTTGTTGGAGTATGAGCGTTTTAGACGTGTTGTAGACTATATGCGTACAACTACTTACGATGATAAGAAGTTAGCAATAGGACACAAAACTTTTTATAATTGGTTTACGCAATATGATAAACGTAGTGGTAGTAGTATTGTTAAAACGTTTCCAGAACTTAAAGAATTTTACGATTCTTGTAAATCTTAAAAGCAAGAAGTTGGTTGTGTGTTAACACATCATCCATTTCGTTTAGCATTTCTTTACAGTCATCAATACTTAATAACTTAATGCTATCTAACAAGTAACGTATTTTGTTCATACGTTTTGTATGATCTTCTTCAGTATCGTAACTTTCGTCCCAAGTAAATGTTTTAAATCCTAACTCACGAATGTATTCTAATGTATAAGGCGGAGCAACGCAAACAAAAGGACGTTTATGTATCATTGCGTTAACAGTTTTCTCACTAAAGTTTCCTGTAGGTTGATAGAAACGTGTTTCGTTTGCTACAACACAAAAACTCTTTTCATAGTAAGCAGATAAACTTGCTGGACCTTTTAGTTGTCCTACAGGCCATTTTTTATGTGCAGGGTCAACACTTTGTAATTCTGTATCAATACTTAATGCTGGATCACTAAATGCCCAACTATAGTAACCTGGGGTGTCTTGTAAGTGTTCTATAATTAAACGTCTGTGTATACTATAACGCCAATTAGGACAAATAAAATGTTTATCAATATCATTGTTAACATTAATAAGTCCGCCATTAAATTGATTGCGTAAAAAAATATCAAAACATTTTAGTTCAAAAGGATAGTAGTCTATATATTTGTTTACATTATAATCACAAGTATATACAGTAATTTCTGCATTTAGTTTTTTACTAAATCCTAAAATACTATCTAATTCGTCAGCACGTAATTTTTCCCCGCCTTGGAATTCGCTAAAGAAATCTCTGTTATGCTTTTTACCATCTTCGTATAATGTTAACGGCTCATACAAGTATATGTTAAGTTTTTTAAGTTTTTTTAACACTTTAGTATCAAGGGGAAAATTATTAAAGTCTATGTTGTTTGTGCCTGTGTATATAATAAAAGGTTCTTCAGGAAACCAATGTTCAAATAGTTCAGTAAACATCGAACCTAACTTTGTAGATTTTATAGGGAGATTACCCCAGAATATATCTTGTTTGAACATTACCAGTAAGTGCCGGTGATTTGTAAAGTGTATCTTGGATCAACTCCAATGTTGCTGGCCGCATGTGGAGTATCAGGTTGCCATAAAACATATTCACCTGCTTTCCAATTTACAAATGCTCTGCTATCTACTTCAAAGTAGTGTCCTGGTTTCCAATCTTCTAAGAAAACAATAGCACGTCTTACTTCGTCACGTTCTTTGTTAAACACTTTACAATATGTATTATAATGATCAACGTGTGTAGGCATAATATCTAATGTTTCCATTTTGTAAAATACAAAACCAGGATTATGTAAATTAAGTAATTGTGCTACTTGAATTGCATAGTCAGGCATTGTATTACGACTGTCATACATTTTGCCTGTTGTATTTTCATGCGTATAGCCTTGCTTACGCCAAGCGTCAGACTCAGCACCTGTAATAGGTTGTCTAACGTAATTGAAGTTCTTGTATCCTTCGTCCCATAGTACAGGACATTTACCTTTAGTCCACATCTCTTTTTGTATCCAGTGTTACGCAGTGAAATCCACCGCCAAGTGTACGTTGATGTCGCATTGGTAACATAGCACACTCTATTCCTTGGTGCTCAAGAAGATGTCTTAGATCCTCTTGGTGTTCTTCTAATGCAACTAACTTTGTATTTACACTAAACAAGTTCATGTTAATCCATGTACTTGCATTGCACCATTTAGGATAGTGGCCAATGTCTACAGGTTCAGGACACCATATAATATCCCAATTTCTAAATGGTTCGGGTAAATCTTCTCTTGTTTTTATTCTACTTGGATTAGCAAGTAATAACCCTTCACGTAAAAATGCAACAGTGCTATCAATATGCATGTAACTATAAACATCTTGTAATATATTTACTTTAGCAGTAGCGCCTAAGGCACCTTGTAATAAATTTGCACCTAACTTGTTTGCACTATTACTAACCAAGTATAACAGTTGGTCGTTTGCACGAATTATATTCGCGGCGTCAAAAGCAGGACTGTATTCATTAAGTGCTAAAATATCTTTATTGCCAATACATTCTTTGTTGTACAATTGACTTTCGTTGAAGCAACGTATTTCTTTTGGATTGTCTAAATGATCTTGAAATGCTCTCCACTCGCCTTTTCTTGCACGTATAGGCATTGGTGTAGCAAGTGTTAAGTTACCATGTATAAGCACACTGTCTCGAGGACAGTAATTATAGTAATGACAATCTGTTTTCTCTGGACGTACAACTTCCACACTTTCTGCTTGTAAAAATTTTACAAATGTTTCTAAGTCTTCATTTGCTTCTTCAATAACTTTACTTGGATAAGGACCTTTGATAATTTCTGTTTCGTCTGTTTTATCTGCAAAGTTAACACAACGTAAACTAATATCTATATCGTAAGGTATCTTGGCTTTGTCTGCAATACCAACAATTACTTTTCTAAGTTGTCCCCATTCGTTTGTGTTCATTTGAAAACCTTCATGTCTGGAAGATATGGATAATCGTCACTGCTCCATTCCTTTGTTGGTTCAGTAACATTTTCTAATTTTTCAATACCAAGTTGTGCAGTTTCTGGAGTCATGTAATAATGATATCCTATGTATTGAATATCTTGTTTTCCCCAAGGTTTATCATCTGTTCTACCATCATGTGCCATTGCTTTTAATACTGCATAATCTGATTCATTAGGACATAATATTGCACCGCCTCTACCTAAACTTAACATTTTCTTATGTTGAAAACTTAAACACTTATAGGTATTAGGCATATAACTATCACGTTTGAAACTAACAGCCCCGTCTATAATTCTTGTACCACCTAATACATATTCTTCCTTCCAAGAAGCATCAACAAACTCCCAACTAATGTTTAACTTCATTAATGTAAATGGAATACTAATATATGTTCTTGTAGGTATCTTTATGTGAGTAGGTTTTAGATATCGTAAACACAGTTCAATAGAATGGGTGCAACTATCTGTTGCTACAGCAAATGGTGCATTATAATACTCTGCAATGCGTTTTTCGAACTCTTTCACGGTTTCAAACATACACATATTTATATGCGTAGTTAATAAGTAATAGTGTGAGTGAAATTATTAAATTATCCGTATGGTCTGAAAAATGGGTCTTTGACAGGATCCAATATATTGGAGAGAAAGTATGAACATAGGATTTATAGGAGTTGGTAAACTCGGTATACCATGTGCAGAAGAAATAGTCAAAAAAGGACACACAGTTCAAGGCTATGATACTTCCAAAATTATTAGCGAATTAATTATACAGAAATCTACAATCAAAGATGTAGTAACTGGTGCAGACATTGTGTTTGTTGCAGTACCAACACCGCATCACGAAGATTATGACGGAAGACGTCCTACAAGTCATTTACCACCAAAAGATTTTAATTACGATATTGTAAATGATGTTCTTGAAGAAGCAGATATGCATATGACAAAAGATCAACTGCTTGTTCTTATTAGCACAGTATTACCAGGTACAACACGTAGAGAGTTTGTGCCACGTGTTACACATACACGTTTTGTATACAATCCATATCTAATTGCAATGGGTACTGTAGGTTGGGATATGATCAATCCTGAGATGGTGATGATAGGAACAGATGATGGTAGCGAAACAGGTGATGCAAAACAGTTAAAAGAATTTTATCAAAGCATTATGGAAAACAATCCACGTTATGTTATAGGAACTTATGACGAGTGCGAATGCATTAAAGTATTTTACAATACGTTTATTTCTACTAAATTAAGTTTTGTTAATATGATTCAAGATGTTGCACAACGTCAAGGTAACATTAATGTTGATGTAGTAACAAATGCGTTAGCAGAAAGTACACAACGTATAATGAGTCCTGCATACATGACAGCAGGCATGGGTGATGGAGGTAGTTGCCACCCAAGAGATAACATTGCTTTACGTCATATGGCAAAAGAATTAAATTTAGAATATGATATTTTTGACAGCATTATGACAGCAAGAGAAGTACAAGCAAAAAATCTTGCAAAGTTTGTTGTTGAAACAAAAAAGAAATATGGCGGTAGCATTTTCTTAAACGGCATATCATACAAGCCAGGTGTACCTTATGTTGATGGAAGTTACGCACTACTTGTTGATTATTATGTTAAGGAACTTGGAGAAAGTATGATTTATATTGATCCACTTGCAAGTGAAATGCCAAGTAGTCAAGTAAGCCTTGGAGGTATTATTTTACTTGCACACCCAACCCCATACTTAGAATACTCAACAGACTCAGTGTTTATTGATCCGTGGAGAAAAATGAAACCTAATTCTAAGTATCTTATTATACAATACGGAAACACAAGATAATGTTTTACACTAAGGATCATCCGTTATTATATTTTCCTGAAATAGCAGGTAAAAGTTTACACTGGTATTGTGGTGACGATTTAGAAAACTACAATCAGTACAATAAAAAAGGTTGGGAGTATCATAATACTGCTGACAAATTAGAATACAACTTTAACAGCCTTGGATATCGCACAAAAGAATTAACAGGTCTTAATAACGATTATATTTTAGTGTTTGGGTGCAGTTATACTGAAGGCGTAGGTTTATACGAACATCAAATATGGTGTAATAAAATTAGCAAGATGTATGATATAGACGTAATAAACTTAGCCAAAGCAGGTACAGGACCTGATATTGTTGCGTTAAACACACAATTATTCATAAAGAACAAATTTGTACTTCCTAAATGCGTCTTAATTCAATGGCCACAATCGTCACGAAAAAGTTTTGCATACACTGAAAAGAGATTATTTACTAATCAAATAAGATTAGAAGATAGGAATATTATGTTCCTTCCAGACGGAACAGAAGAAAAATTCGAAATGATGGATTCAGTTTGGTACCACAAACGTTGGGTTCACGAACAAGGACAAATGAATTATGAGAATCTGTATCATCTAAATAGTGTAAACAATATATGGAACGCACTTGGTGTGCCTGTACATAATTGGACATTTCAATCAGACTTTAAAATAAAGTATGACAAGGGTATGGTACAAACAGTAAAAACTGATATGACTGGTCGTGCAAGAGATGAGGCACATGACGGAGAAAGCATACACGACCAAGTTGTTAGACAAATAAAGGATAAAGTAAAATGTATGATATAGTCTTCATAAGTTACGGCGAACCAAACGCTGATGAAAACTGGAAACATATTAAGCAAATGTTTCCTATGGCAAAACGTGTAAAAGATGTTAAAGGTTTACATCAAGCACACATTGCCGCGGCTAAAAAATGTTTTACAAAAATGTTCTGGGTTATTGATGCTGATGCAGAGTTAATGCCAGACTTTGATTTTAATTTTGAGGTTTCCGAGTGGGATTTAGAGACAGTTCATGTATGGCGAAGTATAAATCCTATAAACGACTTGGAATACGGGTATGGAGGTGTTAAGTTATTACCGCGATCACTCACACTGAACATGGACACTTCCATGCCCGACATGACTACAAGTATCAGTGATAAGTTCAAAGCAATGCCAGAGATAAGTTGCGTAACAGGATTTAACACTGATCCTTTGAGTACTTGGCGCGGAGCATTTAGAGAATGTGCAAAATTAGCAAGTAAAACTATTCCAGGACAAGTAGATGAAGAAACAGAGAAGCGTTTAGAAACATGGCTTACTGTTGGTGCTGAAAAACAGTACGGAAAGATTGCAATGCATGGTGCGGCATGTGGTAAACAATTTGGAGAACACTATAGAGGTAATGTAGAAGCACTTGCAATGTTAAATGATTTTGATTATTTAGAAGAGGAGTTTAATGAACACAAAGATTCCTTTTAAGGATATTGTCAGCCTTGGACAAAAGACAATGTTGGATACTAATCTATTCAGCGTTAGTTGGATCCTCGGCAGGTTTTGTAATTACAAGTGTAGTTACTGTTGGCCTTATGCTAACACCGACAAGCCAGACTATCAGGAATTAGAAATTTATAAGACATCAATAGATGAAATTAAGAAACAAGCAAAAGCAAATGGTTTTGACAAGTTTCATTTTAGTTTTAGTGGAGGAGAGCCTACAGCATACAAAGGCTTTTTAGATTTAGTTAACCACTACGAAGATTATGAAAGCGAATACCTAAGTATACACATGACAAGTAATTGTAGTCCAGCAAAGAAATGGTGGAAAAAGTTTTTAGATGTTACAGAGGTTATGGACAGAAGAAGTATTACAGCAAGTTTTCATGCAGAATTTGCAAATGAAAAAGAATTCGGAGATAAACTTTTGTATCTCCAAGATGAAGGTGTACTTGTAACTATTAATCAAGTTATGGTACCAGAACTATGGGAGGAATATTATGCCAGAAGTAAACGATTTATTAAAAGGGGTCTACACGTTACTCTTAAGCCTCAGTCTGATCCTACCGCTTCTTATGTGGTTGATGGTTATACCGAAGAGCAAAAAGAAATATTGCGTACCGAAAGCGAACAATCGGTACATCAAGTATCGCTCAAAGATGTTAATGGAGTAGAATACAGTATTGACCAAGCAGAAAGATTAAATGCTTTTGGTTTTAATAAATTTAAAGGTTGGGAATGTAACAGCGGATACCAAAGTTGTATAATTAGAAACAATGAAGTTAAACGTAGTTACAGTTGCCATGATACACCATTAGGAACACTAACTGAAGGGTTCAGTTTGTTTAACACGCCAATGCCTTGTATTACACCAAGTTGTGTAAGCAGTGCAGATAGCAAAATACCAAAGAGAAAAATATGAAAATAGGAATAGCAGTTAAATATAATAACAAGGTTCGAAATGAAAATTGATATTCAAGATATTAAGTTCTGGATGGACGCAATTCGCAATAGCGAAGACAAAGATCGTACATTAGAAACTTTCTGGGGTGGTCAAATACAATCTAAGTTATGGTTGATTGAAACTATCGCTGAAAAAAACAAAATGATACGAAATGCTGAAATTGTTATACATGGAGGCTGGAATGGATTGTTAGCAAGTATGCTATTCAATAGTGAAGTAGGTATTAAGAAAGTTATAAGTGTTGATGTTGATCCTGTATGCAAAGAAATTGCAACCACAGTAAACAAGAGATACGAAATGGAAGGTAAGTTTGAAGCAGTAACCTGCGATATGGTAGATTACAAATACGAAACAGAACCATACATTGTAATTAATACAAGTTGCGAACATATTACACAAAAAAAATACAAAAAGTGGTTAGCAAATGTACCAGACTCTGCACAAGTTATCGTACAAAGTAATGATTACTATGAATTAGAAGAACACGTTAACTGTTGTAAAACTTTAGAGCAGTTTGCAAGACAAAGTATGTTAGATATAGAAGTAAAAGACGAAATAGAATTACCTAAATATAAACGTTTTATGGTGATAGGAAGAAAGAAATGATTTCATACCTTACACAATACGGATCACAAATAGAATTAGATATTGCTACAGATCCCGAAGCATTAATTAGTCATGCTAACAACTTTGAATGGGTAAA